GCAGCAAAGCCCGGCCACCTAGGGAGGCAACCGGGAACGGGTCAGCTGGAGCGTTAGCGGACGGTGGCGGCCACACTCTCAATCTGATAGTTGTATGTGTGGCGATGGCGCTCCCTGATGTTGGCGACCGCGGCATCAGGGGAAGAGGCGAGAGTGTACTCATACAGGGCCTGGAGATCGCTATTAAACCAGGGCTTAACGGTCAGTTTTACGGTGTAGTGGGTCAGCATGGCTTAAGGGTTGGTGGTTTGTTTGCGTGGTTTGGTGATGCCGGCATCCGAGCGGACCTTACGGGCCGCGCCCTTGCCTGGCTTCTGTCTGTTCGCTGGAGCTGCTGGAGAGTCGCGCGGAAAAATTCCCGTAGCCTGTGGAAAAAGGTCCGGCGGAATGTCGGCCCCGCCGTTGATCCTCTGGCACTGTCGCCAGTACGGGATCAGCTCCCGCCAGAGTTGGATCGGACCCTCGCGACCGTGCGCAGCCTGGAGCGCTAGGAGATCCTGCCAGTCCGAGGATTCCACGGAGGATCGCTCGATTGCCCACCGCAGGTCTCTTAGGTGTCGCTTCTCAAGGCGGATCTGCTCCCGCTCCTGTTCCCTCTGTTCACGCTGGAGCGCCTTCCGCTCCCGCGACGTGTTCCACTCGCCGCCGGTCATGCCCGGACCTGGACGATCAGAACGGGGCGGCCTGCAGCTGTGCACATGCCGCAGTCTGTGACGATCAACAGGCCACGTCGCTGGAGCGATCTGGCGACCCTCACGGTTTCGTAATCCGATGCGATGGTGTGGCGTCCGGGGTACCGCTGGCAGAACGTCAGCATGTGACGCTGCAGGTATCCCAGACCGTTAGGTGCGGGCATGGTGCCTTGGCTCGGCTGTGCTCTGGCACAGTAGCAGCAGCCGCAACCCTTGCCAGCTGGCGCTGATGCGATACAGTACGGGAGCACTTCGGCACGCCCTGCCATGCGACAGATTGAAGAGAGGATGCTGGCTGCGCTCCGGTTCGGCAAGGACTGGCGCAGCGGCAATACTTCGGTTGAGTGGCGCCACGCCGGCCCCACGTTCGGCGGAACGCAAGCCACCATCCGACTGCATGGGAACCGCATCGGGATTTATCAACCCAGCAGTGGAACCCTGAACATCAGCGACGGCGAGGGCTGGCGCACAGCCACCACCAAAAGTCGTTTGAACGCTCTCTTGGAACTTGTGCCATGCCGCTGCGGCGTCAGTCAGTACAAAGGCGAGTGGCGGTTCATCCGCTCCGATGGTATGGCCGAACCCTGGCAGGGCTGGCGCGTTATCGAGTTCTGCCCCATCGCCAACGCTTGGAACGTTTGACGCAAGCTGCTACAGTTACAAACGAGAACCCAACCCTTAGGACTCAACCCGTGATTTACTACAACCCCGCCCAGCTCGCAGTCTTTCCCTGGATCGTTAGCAGCGCCACGTTGCGGCCGGAGGATCTCCTGCCGTCCTACTGGTCAGCTGTCGAATCCCTGGCGCAGCTGGCCGGCAATGGGCGACGCCTTGCCGCCCATACGCTCGCAGATCTTGAGAGGCTAGTTGGCGAGGATTCCAGCGAAGCCGACTGGAACAATGAACTGGCCTGTCAGCTGCTGGAGGAATTGACCGATTGTCTGCAGGAGTTGGCACCTTGCGGCTTCGGGTTTGGCTCGAATGAAGGCGACGGTGCCTGCTTCGGGTTCTGGCTGACTGAAGACTGGCAGGAGGCACTGGAGCATCTCGGTTTGGACGGTGATGATCCGGCCGGCTGGGCTTCGCTGATCTCCGACCTAGACCTGGACGGGATTGATCCCGACAACGTGGAAGACGCATACGAAGGCCGTGCGGAGGGCTGGAGCGAAGAACGGGCCGGCGCAGACTACGCTCTGCAGCTGGCGCAAGATTCTTGGTTGCCTCAGGGTCCCGGAGGAGTCGGTTGGAATCGCTGGCCGGTCAGCTGTATCGACTGGGAGGATGCCTGGCGGGAGCTGCAGCTGGGCGACGGTTACAGGCTGCATGATCTCGGCGGCGGCGAGTGGCTGGTCTTCCGGTCAGTCTGAGCTGGAACCCTACCGATCAACGGCCCGGCCATGCTGCCGGGCTTTCTAGTGTGAGGCTAAGATTGAACCAAACGGACAGGATTCTAACAATGTCGGACACTCCGGAAGCTAACAACGAGGCGCCGGATTCTTCGGCGGAAGGTGAGAAGAAATACTCTCGCCCGTTTGGTAAACGCAACCCTGACGCGGTGATAGAAGAACGCCGGAAGCGACTTTATAAGCGACAGTTGTCTGGTTTGACTGTGCGTCAGCTGGTTCTAGATCATGCTGACCGTGAAAGCATCGGCGAAGTTACAGCTTGGCGCGACTGGGACGCGGTGAAACAGTGGAACGAGGATGATTGGAAGAAGGATCGCGAGAGTATAGTGTCACGTCTCCAGGGAATGCGACTCCGGGCGATCGACGCTGCAATCCGGAAGGGGCAGATCGGATCAGCCCAGCTGCTGATGCGCGATCTTGGCGCCGTGGTCGGGGAAGTTGCGCCAGAAGCCCAGGCAGCAGCGGCGCCAATTCTTCGGGTGGAGATCGACACGAAGCGTCAGGCGGATTGACACGGCGCTCTGCTGTGCTGCAATACGGGAGCACTTCGGGGAATCCTCCCATGCTCCGCATCCTGTCCCGTCCGCTCCCGTTCGCGGTCGCCGTCACATCGGCCGCTCTGCTGCTGTCTGTCTACGCTCTGGATCTGGCGAAACAGAGCGACGGTAGCTACCGCTCCTGTCTCGTCAGGCTCAAGTCCGCGGACTATTGCCGCCTGTTGGTGAGTGGCCGCTAGTGTTACAGTGTGTGACAGTAGCGCAGCTCAGGGCTGCGCTGCTCCACCGCGCCGAACAGACTGAGAGAGTACACATTGCATCGCCTCACCAATGGCAACCGCAACCACTTGCGCCGCACTGCTGCTGGCGCTGATCCTCCTGCCGCTGCTGGTAATCTGCTGGGCTTCGGAATCTCGGCAACAACGCGCCAGGCGCTGGCGTCGCGCTGGCTGGACACAGCAGCGGATCGCTGATCGACTCGGATGCTCACGCTCCACCGTGCGGCGGCTGCTCACGGCCTGACGCCAGGCCAGCCGCTGCCGGACTAGTACGGGCGCACTACCGGGGGCAGGGTCCGGCGATCGGTGGCGCGTGTCGCTGCTCAGGGAACCTACTGACACATTCCCAATTCCTTCCTCTGTTACACACCGGGGGGCAGGGGTTCAATTCCTGTAATACCCTAGAAGGTACCTTCCCCCACAAAAATGCCCGAAACGGCTGGAACACTCTCCCTCCGCTACGCCCAAGGGCAAGTTTTCTCCAGCCGCAAACGCTTCCGCGTCCTAGTTGCCGGCCGCCGCTTCGGCAAAAGCTACCTCTCCTGCATTGAATTGCTGCGTGGAGCAATCGAACGCCCGGGCGAAACCTTCTTCTACGCGGCCCCGACCTACCGAATGGCGAAAGACATCGCCTGGAAAGTCCTCAAAAAGCTCGTTCCCAAAGCCTGGATCAAATCCAAAAACGAAACCGACCTCAAAATCGAACTCGTCAACGGTTCCACCATCGAACTGAAGGGCACCGAAAACGCCATGGCCCTGCGCGGCCGCAGTTTGGCCGGCGTGGTGCTCGACGAAGCCGCCTTCATGGACCCCGAAGTCTGGTTCGAGGTCATCCGCCCCGCCCTAGCCGACAAACAAGGCTGGGCACTCTTCATTTCCACCCCGGACGGCACCGCCAGCTGGTTCTACGACCTCTGGTGCTACTGCGAAGAGGGCGACACGGACTGGCAGCGCTGGCAATTCACCACCATCGAGGGCGATAACGTCCCACCAGAGGAAATCGAAGCCGCCCGCGCCCAACTCGACGCCCGCACCTTCCGCCAAGAATTTGAAGCCAGCTTCGAAAACCTCTCCGGCCTCGTCGCCATCTCCTTCTCGGACGACAACATCGACAAAATCGTCCAAGACCTCCCCGTCCTAC